AATTTATTTAGATGGAAGCGCTATAGACACAGACGAAGTGACAGACACTTTGGCTAGCGATGACGATATACTTAATTCAACGGAACTATCCATTGGATGTGTAATTAATAATGCAAATGCTGATCCTCCATCTAGTATATATCATTTTAATGGTAATATTGATGAAGTTGCTATATGGAGCAAAGTATTATCAACAGATGAAGTTGCCGATGTTTACAATAGTGGTGATGCTGCAGATCTTACAGATGGTATACCCAAAACATAACTATAATTTATAATTTATGGTAAATTAGATATTTAATGACTATTTATGGTAGAAATTTTTTTTAAGTACTTGAAGGAGAGAACTTATGTCCAGCATGCTTGATCAAGCTATAATTGATGCAGAGGCTTTAAAAGAGGCAGCAATAAAAAATGCTGAATCAGCCATTATCGATAAATATTCTGCAGATATTAAAGAGGCTGTAGAGAAGCTCTTAGAGCAACCTGAAGATATGGGAATGGGTCTAGAAGATCCAGCAGCAGAAGAAGAGCCGGGGTTTTTAGATAAACAAGTACCCGCGGCAGCCACTGATGGTGAGAAACTCTGTCCATGCCCAGCAAACGAGGATGAGGTTTGGGAGTTCTCACTAGATGATATAGCTCATGGGTTGAAAGCGCAAGATACCATAGACGCATCTGAATTGATAGATCCATTGCAGTTTGCAGAAGACGAGCTGGGTATGGATTCTGAAGAAGATATAGAATTAGAACTGCAGGAGTCTACATTGTTGGATTTAATTCAAGACTCTTTGCTTGATACCTTAAACGAAGAGGAAGAAGAGGACGAAGAAGAGGACGAAGACGAGGACGAAGAAGAGGACGAAGAAGACAGACCTAAAGGCAGACTTTCAGGTGCAGAACTACAGAAACTAAAGCAACAAAAACAGAAGCAGAAACAAAACGAATCTCTCATTCGTGAAAATAAGCAACTTTTAGGTGCTACAAAAACAAACAAACAAAAAATTAAAGCTCTTAAAGAGCAGAACAATAAATATAGAACATTGGTTGAGAAAATTAAAGAGAGATTAAATGAAGTTAATCTTTCAAACGCAAAACTTTTGTATATGAATCGGATTTTAGAAAATAACTCCTTGAATGAGCGGCAAAAAGATATAATTGTCGAAAAGCTTTCTAACGTTGATTCAGTCGAAGAAGCTAGGACTATCTTTGAAACGCTTCAGAGTGCAGTGGGCAGTGCTTTAAATAAAAAAGCGCCAAAATCGCTGAACGAAGTGGTGAGGAATGGATCTTCAGCATTTTTGCCTCGTAAAGAGGAAAAGCAATCTTATTCTTTTAAGAATAGAATGCAGATTTTGGCAGGAATTGATTTAAATAAATGATAAAAGGAGGAATTATATAATGTCTATTTTAAATAAATTAACTGAAGGCATCGTTAATCGAGATCTCCGACAAGAAGGCGCTGCTCTACTTTCAAAGTGGGAGAAGACAGGTCTTTTAGAAGGTATCGGTGATGCTCAGAAAAGGCAAACTATGTCACGTTTGCTAGAAAACCAGGCTAAGGAGCTACTTCGTGAGGCTTCTACTATGGCTGGTGGGGATGTTGAGGGTTTTGCGGCTGTCGCATTCCCAATCGTTCGCCGCGTATTTGGTGGCTTGATTGCTAACGATCTTGTTAGTGTTCAACCCATGAGTCTCCCTTCGGGACTCATCTTCTTCTTGGATTTTACCACGTCTAACAATGGCGCTGGACTTCCAAGACTAGGATATGGACAGACTGACAGTCCCCTTAACACTGATGCTATGGAAGAATCACTTTATGGCGGTGGTGTGAAAGGTATGCAGATTACTGGTGGTGTGGATCTTTCTTCTGTTGTTGAGACTGGGTTTTACGCCCTTAACAACGGGTATGCTTCGCCAACTGGTAGTGTTTCGACTGCAACCACACCTGTTGCTTCTGGTACTTTCTTGGGTACTGATAACGAGTCTAATACCGTTTCTAAGGCTGCTAGATTTGATGCAGATTTGACTTCTGGATCCGATCAGCTTTATGTTTGCTCAGTCGCACCAACAACGTTGGTGACTACTAATGGTAGCTCAGTCAATCTAGACAACTTGGTTACAATTACCGTCTCTTCATCTGCTGGTGTTGGTCAGTTCCTTGACAGCACTGCTCCCGGTCAGAGTCTAACTCAGTTACGACGTCTGACACACCTCGATAGCGATGGTAACATTAACTTTGTTGCTGTTCGTTCTGGTGGTGGAGGGACTCTAGCTACTGACATGGCTTCAGTTGACAATACGCACACATACAGCTTCCCAATTCAAGATAACATTACAAATGTTGGATCTCGTGCGTTGGGCTCTGTTGTTGGTACGGATGATTGGGGGCTTGAGAATAACACTGCGATTCCTGAGATTGACATCAAGGTTGATTCAGTCTCGATTACCGCAATCACTAAGAAGCTCAAGGCAAAGTGGACTCCTGAACTTGGTCAGGATCTTAATGCTTATCACAACCTCGATGCAGAGGTTGAGCTTACATCGATTCTTTCTGAGCAGATTGCTCTAGAAATTGATCGTGAGATTCTTAATGATCTGGTTGCCGGCGCAAAGGCTGGTACGTATTACTGGGCACGTTCGCCGGGACTGTTTGTGAATCGCACAACCGGTACTGAAATTGGTGCATCTTCGGCTGCTCCGGATTTCACCGGTACTGTGTCTGAGTGGTATGAGACGCTTGTTGAGACAATCAACGACGTGTCTGCTCAGATTCACCGCAAGACTCTTCGCGGAGGCGCGAACTTCCTTGTTACCAGCCCCGAGGTTGCTAACATTCTAGAGTTCACTAGCGGTTTCCGTGCGAATCTTACTGCTGACGCTGATAAGGGTACCGTTGGTGCTGTTAAGGCTGGTACGGTGAGTAAGAAGTGGGATGTTTGGGTTGATCCTTACTTCCATCGCAACCTTGTTTTGGTTGGACGTAGAGGCAATAGCTTCCTTGAGAGTGGCTATGTTTATGCTCCTTATGTACCACTGCAGGTTACTCCCACTATCTTCGGTACGGAAGACTTCGTACCACGTAAGGGTGTCATGACTCGTTACGGTAAGAAGATGGTACGTCCTGATATGTACGGCTTGGTTGTTGTACGAGGACTTCTTGGTGAGGCTGGTGCAACTAGCTAAACCTAACTAATTTAATTTAGTTTTAAAGCCCCGGCTTCCTTGTGAGGTCGGGGCTTTCTTTTTAAAAGCGAACATGTCAAAAAATTTTATTCAAGTAATTTTTGATATTTGAATTGTGTGCACTATTTATAACTGAAAGGAGAAACACCTTTCGTTAATTGACCTAATATACTATAAGGAGAAACATATTATGGGAACTAAAAGAGTAGGTTGGGCTAGAATTAAGAGCCTGATTAACGAAAACACAAATGCATTAAAAATTCAAAGAAATCCGATTAAAGTAATTACTACTGATACGGTTTTAACAGCTGCCGATAGCGGCAAAATAATCTTTTTAGATGCGAACGACATCGAGGTTACATTGCCCCACTCAGTTTCACTGGGAATGAACTTCAGAGTTATTATGGCGGATAATTACGACACCGCAGCTTCTACAGTAACTTCTTCCGCTGACTCAGTAACATATTTTCGGGGTGCTATTTCCACTTCTACATCCGATCACCTTCCTGGTGCAAATCCAGTTGCCGGAACGAGTGATAATTATTTGGGAGCATCTTTTGGTGCTACTTCTATTGCCGGTGATTGGATAGAGTTTATTGGTGGTGACAGTAATACTAATTCATGGTTTGTTAGTGGACATGTCTCGGCGTCAAATGGCGTCACGTTCTCTGTTTAATTACTTAGTTTTACATTTTTGATTAATTGCCCCCTTTCTTTGATCGGGGGTTTTTTTATTTAAAATACTATTTATTGTGAAAAAAGGGAGGTACTTATGGGTAAGAAAAGAAGAATGACACATTCAGGAAAATTTAAAAATAAACTTTCCTCACACCCAAGAACAAAAATAATAAAAACAAGTTCCAGCTCAGTAAATGAATCGTTAAATGTGTTGGTTGAATCACCGGCAGACAGTGTTGAAATTAGTTTAGCTTCTCCGGTGTTCGAAGCGGTTGAAGTGCCAAAGACACAAGAACCTTTTCCACAATTAGTTGTCGCTGCCCAGCCAGAGCCAGTTGCTGTCCAGCCAGAGCCAGAGCCAGTTGCTGTCCAGCCAGAGCCAGTTGTTAAAAAACAGACTCGTGCAACAGCTAAAAAGTCTAATACTAGGAAAAAGCCCTATAGTTCTAGAACTAAGAAAAGAAGAGCAGCTTCTAGATCTAGGACTAGCTCTTCAGAAAGAGTAAGTCAATCAAAGAACAATTAGCCTTTTGTTGAAAGCTTAACTATTTATTTAGAGGAGATTTAAATGAATGGCTCTACCAATACTAAGACCGTCTAGTCAGACTAGCGCAATAACACTACCTTCTGGAAGTTCTCCTAGTGACGTATCTGCTGCAGAGTTGCCTTTTGGGATATATCAGTCAGATTCATATTTTTTATCTGGAGCGGCTGGCCAGGTTGCGTATACATACAAAAAATTTGGTGGTGATATATTAGACATAGAGATAACAAAAGAACAAGTTTATGCAGCGTATGAAGAGTCTGTTCTAGAATATTCATATATTGTCAACATTCATCAAGCAAAAAATGTTCTTGGAGATGTGTTTGGAGATACTACAGGGACATTCAACCACGATGGCAGTACAATAACCGGTCCAGCAAATGTTAGTTTAAAATTTCCAAAGATTACTTTTTCATATGCCAAAAGAGTGTCTGAAAGAGTTGCAACTGAAGCGAACATTGGGGGCAATGTTAGAATTCATTCTGCTTCTTTTACTACAGCTGTAAACCAGCAA